CAGCTCTTAATGGTGCTGTGATTTTTCCTAAAATGCCTGTTCCCGGTGTGGGCGGCCCGACTCCGCTTGCTGCTGATTGTGACGCAGACCCCAAAAACGGAATATTTGCTCCGCTTAATAATGCGCTGCCTGCTGCTGCTAACCCGCCAGCTGTTAGTGCTGATTTTAAATCACCGCCAAGATAACCTCCTATTGACGCGCCCTTTAAACCCGATGTTAAAGCAGAAGTTCCTAATTGACCTAAACCTGCTTTTGATGCAATAGAGCTGGCACCGCCGCCCCCTAGATATCCTGTTGCACCGCCAAGTGCTGCGCCTTTTAAGCCGCCACCAGATAACGCACCGCCCGCCGCGCCAATTGCTGCGGCTGTTAGTGGCCCTACACCTGGAATGAACGGAGCTACTATTGGAGCTGCTTTTGCTACTGTTTTAAAGACTTTTGATTTCATGCAGCGACCTTAATCATTTCTATCCCGACAATCTCGAAACCGAATTTTTTAAACAAATTTGTAAAAAGGGAGCTATCTCTGCCTGATACTGTATTAGCGTTGATAGCGAGAACACCATTTTGGTCTGCGTTTTGCATGATAATGTTCACGAGCTCTCTAGCTAGAGTCGTGCCCCGATACTTTGGCGTTACATAGAAAATTTCCATATCGGCTACTGTGCCTTTAAAGAAACTCCCATGTATCACGAAAGCCGCGACTGCAATAATATTATCATAGTTATCCTTTGCGACAAAGCAAAAATTGCTTATCCACTCGTTTATGAGTTTAAAAACATTCTCTTGGTCGTATTCTAGTTCTGAATAAACACTTTCCTTGAAATACTCCCTCATAAGGATTTCAATTCCCTGTAAGTCATCAAGTGTTGCAACGTGCATTGTGTGCATTATGTCGCCTCCCCTATTCCTATGATTGTTAAAGGAACTGTTACAGCAGTCCAAGCGGGCGTGTATATTCTCTGGCTTGAGGATACAATGTGGCCAGGGCCATCACCTAACCCGCCAGTCACTGCAAAACAAATGCCATCATTCGTGAACTGTACAGGATAGTTGTCAATATAAGTCGTCCCCGCTGTTGAGCTTGTGTCTGTCGCTGGAATAATGTTTACATGAAAAAATGTAAGGTATTTTGACAAACGATACAAACGCCCTGTGATCTCTGGTGTTCCTGTTGTTGTCAAATTAACAAAATTCGGTGTCCATACAGTGCCAGAATCGCCATCAAATAACTGCTGAAGGAAAACCAACCATCTAAGCGTGGCCTTGCCGTCTTGCCCTACTATATTCTCATAAAACGGGGGATTCTCAACACTCATGATAAATAACTCCCTGTAATCGCAACCTTAACAGGCTCGGCAATTCTCAATTTAAAAGTTATCTGTTCGGCAATGCCGAGTCTTCTGAAAGACACCTTTTTTTGATACTCACCAACTTTGCCTATTGACTTCTCTTGAGGGTCAGACCACGTTCTTGCGCCGTCTTTTGATACTTCTAATGTACAGATAGGGTCAGAACCTTGGCCTGATTGCAAGCCAACGCCTGTTTCAAATCCAATATCTAATTTGTTAAAGCGTATGCGTCTATCTTCTTCTGAAATGTGTGTATAAACACGCTCTCTTGCGATTGTAGAGCCGTTGTCGGTATAAATACCAAGTGCCATTTCATAGATGTTGCCGCTCAATCTGTCCCCCACAAGGTGGCGATTAAAAGCATAAACGTGTGAGTTCGCCAAGCATTGATCAAAGTTTCCGAATTGATTAAGAAAAGCACGCTCATGCCATAGATTCGTTGTCAAGTCCAAAACCAATGAAGTCTCTAGTCCGCCACCAGTAAGAGCATAGAATAAATGGCCTTGTTCTTGATACGCAAAAGCCACGATGTTTTCCTTGTCGTCGGATTCCTGTATGCGCTTTTCAATTGGCGTGGTGGATACTCTTTGAGGCGTGAATCCATTTGCACGGTAAACAACACCTTCTCCAAAACGGTCTTTTCCCACCCAGAAAATACTGTTGTCTAATTCAATGGCAGAGTGTTTCGCCACCAAGCCTGTTTGCATAACTGCGCCAGAGATTCTAGCAAACGGAAATGCGGACGAACCTGTGTTAGTCCATATTTCTGTTGTTTTGTTGCCAAGCAACCATAATTGACCAGCCGCATTTACAGCCGCAATCAAAATATCAGGGTCACTCTCTGCTGTGGCAAAGTCCAAAGCGTCCCATGATGTCAAGTTGTTTATTGCAGATATATAGAAACGTCCTGTATTGTTTTCTGCTACAATAAAATAACCGTCAATGTTTGTGATAAATCCAGCAGACGGCAAATCAGGGTCATTTACTTTTGTGAAAACGTCCGTTGCATAAACTAATTCATACACATTCACGCCGTCACAGACAGCAAGTTGCGTAAGGCCTTCGGCTATTGACACCGCGCCGGAAGACGTTAAAAGCGTCCCTAAAGAGGTTGCCGTGCCGTTTGCCTTTATTTCGTATAAATCCGAACCATTAACAGCGAACACGCGACCATTTGCGCTTCTGAATATTCCTCTGTTTGGGTTATTCCCTGCAGTTGCGAAAAGGCTTAAACCAGGCGTACCATAAAGAGAGGCCGTTTCTTTTCCGTATTCGTCCAAAACAGGATAAAGGTTGATTGTCCTTTGTGCGTCAAAGGGCAATGAAGTCTGTGCGTAAGATGGGCCTACTAATCCAATTTTCAAGTGTACCAACCTGTATATATATTGTTGTTTCTGCCGTCATAGGCATAGATATTCATTGCCTGATTTCTCGCAACGGCGGTTTTGATTTTAGACAAAGAATCCATAGCAATTTCATACGTTGCTTGATCTACTGGCTGTCCGTATTCCCCTGCTGTCTCTACAGCAAGATTAAAAATTAAAGCCCTTTCCCAACCAGGGGGAAGATCAATCTCTGTGTCAAGAGTTGTAAATTGGGATAATTTCTTTTCAGTTCTTATATGTAATGTTCCTGTTGTCGGAACAGGGTAAATCGTAATTCTTCCAAGCGGATTACTAGGGTCGTAAACTAGAACCTCTGGTATTGAGCTTTGAAGGCTTTTTTGTATAATGCTATCGTACTCAATACTGTTAATGATTTCCATTTGATAATCAATAATACCGATGCGTGTAAAGGCCGTTAAAATCTGCAACGGTCTTTCTGTATTAAAGTCCCCGCCAGTTCCTATTGTGTAAGACGCTTGGTTAGAAAGTGGAAAACTCTCAGAAAGCCTAGCGTAAATCAACAAGCTGTCGTTCGACCAAGAACCGATCATGGAATTTAACGAATCAAGCCCATCACTGGCTTCGTCAGCAGTAAGGCTTTCGCCTTGCGTCAAAATTCCATTGCGTTGAAACGCTTTTTTAACAATAGTACGGGCTGTTGTCATTGTTCATCTTTCAAGGATAGTTTACGTTTAATTTCCTTCTTTTCTTCAACGACTTTCCAGCCAACAGCCTCAAGAGCTTCTTTGAAACGCTCCCCTGCCATTTTTTGAACGCCGTCTTTTTCGTATTTAATGTCCATAGTCTTCTCCTTTGATTACTATCATCGAATGCACCGCCATAAGCGATGCACTCTGTGATATTAACTTAATACTTGACCAGGATAGTTGTCTGTACTTTCAGGACGAACTACCAAGAAGTCTAGCGTTTCAGACGCTTCGTCGATTGCGCCAGAAGTAAAATTACCAACGGTAATTTTCAAACTGTCCGCTTCATCAACAAAGCACTGCAATATAGCAAGACCAGCCTCAAGCGTTGGTTTAATCGCGATAACGATATCACCTGGCTTGACACCTGCAAGCGTTGCGTCTTCGAGTTCTGTTGTGTTAGCCGCAACAGATCCCAAATCAACTGTAGCTTGCAAGATAGTCACTGATCTTACGTTTCCTGCTAAAATGCCTACACTCATGCCGTCACCTTACGCAGTCACACGGACAGCCCATTCAGGGCGAACCGCATCAAAGCCATAAAGAACGTCAAGACGTGTAATTACTTCGCGTGTCTTAACGTCAAAGTCACGAACAAGGTTTACAGTGATGCCGTCAACCGTCTGAGTTGCAACAAGGTCAACACCCTTTGGCGCATAAAGTGGTGCTGTGACCATTTTAAACGCTGATTCGTGCATCGCAATGTTTTGCTTGTAACCAGTTGATGCTGCACCTACAAAAGTTAGTGCTGTATCGTTTGCTGGTAAACCAGAGATGTTTTGCAAACCACCAGAAGCGGCATACAAAGACGGTGACACTGGGATGTTTGTAGTTGAAGCACCTGCGCCAACTACAAATTGTTGCAACACGCTTGTTACTTCTTTTGTAATTGGGTGGCGCATAAACACTCCAGCTAGAGTGAACACAGAGCCTTGAGCAGGGGCAGCAGAAAGACCAGTTACCACAAGCGCAGAAGCACCCTCAGCAGTTGATCCGTCTGTTTCCGCACCAGTTACATCAGAGCCGTTTGTGTGAGTCGCACCAAGCTCTGTTTCGTACCAATCAAAACCATCAGCGCGTCCGCGCATAGAGCCGTCTTTGTACTGCTCAGAGATAGAACCTGCAGCGTTGAACAACCCCTTACGAGCGTCAACAGCTTCAGCACCAGAAGCAGAGTCCATGAACAATGCGCGGTTACCAGGGCGGCAAAGGTTTTGCTGTAGTTTAGTACGAGCAGCCAAGATATCAGCAACAGAGAAGCTATTAGAACCAGGAGTCCCAACGCTGTTATATACGCTGTTTTTGATAATTGAGAACATACGGGCTTCCATGCTTTGAGCGATAGACTCAGCAGCAGGGATTCCGTGACGCTTCAATGCTTGCGCTACATCAATATCAGTTGCAAGCTCAAGAGAGTCGAGCTTCATACCGATTGTTTCTGTTTTGTTAAGCGCAAGTGGCTTTTTTTCCTCAACAGAATCTTGGATAGTTGAAGTAATATCCAAGTCGTCTTGTTGCGGAACGTAGCGAGGTGGGATTGACGTATAAATCGTGTCACCAGATTTGAACCCGTTTTTACCGTCAAAGTCAGATTTGTCTGCTTTGTCAACAAAAGAGCCCAATACAAGATTATCTCTCAAGGTTTCCGCGATGCCCTTGGCAAATATACCAGGACCGTCTTTTACGGTGTTAATTACGTTAGTCATTTTTTAGTACTCCTATTTTTTAAGCCCTAGACTTTTTAATACATCGTCATTAGGGCTAAGTTGTTTTTTTACCGAGCCAGTTCCTTTAGCCTTTGTAATTGGCGTTGGGGCTTGACTCACATTGTTGTGAGGTCTGGAAAGTCTCTCCAACCCTCTGTTTTGTGCATTGACAATTTCATAAGCTGCAATAGCTGGGTTTGCGTATAGCAATTCCTCTAATTTGCCTTCTTTAGCTAGCGTGTAAACGGCTGCTGGTGCATTGTCGATGTTAAAGAAAATGTCCGCAATCTCTTTTGGCAAAGCATCTAATAGTTGAGCGTTTTGCTCCCATACTTGCGGCAAGTCTGTAAAAGTCTTTGAGACCTCTTGAGCTTGCTCTCTAATGTATTGGTCGCGTTGCTCTAATAGAGCTTGCTGTTGGTGCGTCATTTGTTGTTTCTGCATATCGCCTTGCGATTGCTTAACTCTTTGTTCCACCAAAGATTCAACTTTTGCATTGATATAATCGCCATAGCTTTCAAAGTCATTAGGATTTACATCCTTAGTCTCTGAGCCTTCAAACGGCTGATTAAGTTGTTCTTCAATTTCGCGCAATTTTGTGCGAAGTTTGAAGATTTGTTTGTTTTTGTATCTAAGCGCATGAACCGCTTTCTTAGGAAATTTGACATTACCAGACTCATCAAGATTATCACCCTCTTCAGGCGCATCATCCTGAGCTTCGTTTGATTCAGTTGCCTCAATATCAGAGGCCTCCTGCTCAACTTCAGCCTGTTCACTATCATTATCGGCAACCACCTCTGGCGCATCATCAATAGCTTCTAATTGTTCAGTCATTTACTTCTCCTTGGTTAACGTCTACGGATTATTCCGTGACTTCTAGTATTTCGTGGAATAGAGCAATAATAAAAGCTCCTCCTCGAAAAATTCTTGTTTTTTCCTTGTTAATTCAACAGTGGGAACTACTGTTTCTTCATTCTCGCCTTTTCCCCAACTATCCAACCATGTGTTTGCCCATGATTTCGCCCATGTTTTAAAATCAAATCCCATTAACTTACTGGCCCCCACTCATTCCCTACAGCCCCGGTTCCGCCAACTAAAACATCATTAACATATTGGATATTAGCATCGACCTGCCCTGAAACTGCAAATGTTAGGTTGTCAGTCTTTGCCTTTATAGCCGCTGCGTCTGTAACAATATCTGAAATTGAAGCATTGTCTGGGGGTGTATAAGAGGCTGCCAGCAGTGCGCCATCTGTTCCACGCATATCAGTGTTTATCGTAACAGTGTCAACAAGGGTTACGCGTGCCACGGTATCAGTCGCAGGGTCAAATGTAGACAATCCGCTTACATCCGCCTTAAAT